ATTTTTGTCCCCTGGTTTGTTGGTATCAGTGCCGCTGCGCATCTGATAGGTACTATATTACCAGTATTGCAAAGTTTGTAAAAGATTACGTTTTCATAAGAACATTAGCTGGTTATAACTTTTTTTGTGGGGTATCGGCTGGCTCTATTGGGTACTATATCCACCCTCACACTTCCACTTCCCAACTTCCTTGTTGCTAACAAGTATCTTCCTTGTTCGGAACAAGTAACTTACTTGTCGTGAACAAGTATCTTGTCAGTGAGTACTTACTAACAACTTACTTGTCGCAAGCAAGTATCTTACTTGTCAGGAACAAGTAACATGGGGGGATGGGGGAAATTTTTTTAATTTTTATTATTGTACCCACCCACCCACAAAAAAAGCGGAAACTGGGGGGTATTGCATTCCTCAGATACTTGTATAGGATAGGGAGGGAAAGGCGGGCTAAACTATATATTTATTTTGAGGAAAGAATCATGGCTGAAGAACATACGGTTGAGTACAGGTCTATTGATTATTATTCAATGTGCGAAAGATCTAAGGAAAAGATCAAGGCTATGCAGGATGCGGGCTTTTCTACGCCTTATGATGCTAAATCTACCCCTGAAGAGACTGAGATGCCCAAGATGGGTGGTTATTCCGTCATTATGATGGGTAAGTAATGCAGCCACCTACGCTGGCGGTTCGTTTTGTTGTCAGTGATAGGTTGCGTAGGGCGATTAACTTCCATTACGGCAAACCGGGCAAGGCTAGTCGCAAGGAAGTAAAGAGTTGGCTTTGGCAGTATGGGCATTCAAGGGATGATGAGATATTGTCTGATTTATACCTTGAAGAAGAAAATATGATGGGTAAGTGAAGGAGATAAATCATGGCTGCACCAGCAATAATCATGGCTTTTATCAGCAGGAAGGGATTCCAAAAGGCCGTAGAGAAGTATGGCAAAGCAGCCGTCAGGAAGGCTCAACAAGCAAGCAAAAAGGTTGATGACGCGCTAGATAAGGCCCAAGGCGTAAAGCCAAGTAGTCCCGGACGAAGAACCGACAGCATAATTGTTGGAAAAAAAAGGGTTAATGCCGCGCAACGTGGTGCTACGACAAAAGGCGCAGCAATAGGCACTGCTGGCGGGTATGCTGCTGGCGCAGGCAACAAATCAGATTATTCTGCTGCTAATGTGGATTTATCTGGCGGCAAGGGATCTTTGCCATTAGCTGACATGAGTCAAAGCATTGACGCAAGAGGTGACGATAAAGGTATGCGTTACTTTCAAGGCGGCAAAGAAGTGAGACTGCCAAAGTAAGTGGATGACTGCCCTGTTCAGAGCGATGTAGAGTCTGCGATAGACTTTACCTGGGAGTTATTATTCTTATCGCCTTGGGAACTGGTGTATATTGGCATCCCTATGTCCGTGCTGGCGTTTTATGTATTAACCATTTACGCCATATTTAAAGCGATACAGAAGAAGTATTCGTAAAGGATCTTTGAATGGAAGAGGTTAACCAGTACAGAGTTGTTAAGGATTATTACGATCCAGAAGACAAGGAAACATGGGATGTAAAAGAATGGCATGACCATGAAGTCTTTGATAACTTTCAAGACGCTTGGGCAAAAATGAAAAGGCTGATAGGCTACGGTTTATTAAGCTGCACGGATATGTGGTGGCTTGATCGAAAAGGCGAGGATTTTGACATCCCAGACCAAAACCGATCCCGTAAGTTGCCTTGGCGCGTTGAGTGGCTGTAATTGATTTTTGTGCCACTTGTGACACTTATGCCACTTGTTTAGACAAGACCAGCGTAATTCCTGTAAGTACTTACTAACCTTGGAGGCCGCATGGATAATGATCCTAGCGATAACCTTGAAGAACAACCTAAACGCCGTGGTGGCCCTACCAGGGCTGAAATAGACAGCAAAAGTGCCAAACGGCACAATTCTGCCGGTGGCAGGAAGAAAATAGGCCGTCCCAAGGGTGATGCGGGCATTATCAACGAATACAAGGCCCGTATGCTGGCCTCTCCCAAGTCCCGTAAGGTCTTGGACTCTATTTTCAATGCCGCGATGGATGATGAACATAAGAATCAGGCTGCGGCGTGGAAGCTGGTGATGGATCGAATCTTACCTGTAGCCGCGTTTGAAAAGGATATTGTCCAAAATAACGGTAAATCCGCTATTCAGATCAATATTACGGGTGTCGGTTCTGTTTCGGAACCCACTGTAGAGCCTACAACCATCAATCAGACTACTATTGACGGCGATTCCGGTGAAATACTTCAAGATTGAAGAGTTTGACTGTCAAGAAACTGGCAATAATGAAATGGATGGCTTGTTTCTTGAAATGCTAGATCAATTACGGGCTAAATGCGGTTTTCCCTTTACGATTACGTCTGGCTACCGCGATCCTAAACACCCAATAGAAGCCAAAAAAGAAAAGCCGGGTACACATACTCAGGGTATTGCTGCGGATATTTACACTGTTTCTGGCGCTGAACGCCATATTATCCTTGCAAACGCCTTTAATATGGGTTTTGGTGGCGTTGGCATTGCTAAAACCTTTATTCATGTGGATAGCAGGGACACAACCCCTGTGGTCTGGACGTATTCATGACCCCTGAACAGCTCAACGCATGGCGAATAGTCCCAAGATTGCTAATGTTTGCAATGATTGCCATGACGTATCGTACTGTGGAGTGGTTTATGTCGTTACCTGACCCTAATCCTGAGCAGGCTGCACTAGTTTCGGTCATGACAGGGGCCTTAACTGGTGCGTTCGGTCTATTTTTGGGCAAAAAAGAATAATGGCTGACCTAAACGTCAGTCTTTTATCATGGCAGCAGGATGTTTTTGCTGATCCTACCCGCTTTAAGGTAGTTGCCGCAGGCAGGCGTACCGGAAAGTCCCGATTAGCCGCTTGGTTGTTGATTATCAATGGCCTTCAAGCCGATAAGGGCCATGTCTTCTATGTCGCTCCGACTCAGGGGCAGGCCCGTGACATTATGTGGCAAACCCTTATGGAATTGGGCCATCCTGTCATTGCTGGCTCTCATATCAATAATCTTCAGATCAAACTAGTTAACGGGGCTACGATTAGCCTGAAAGGTGCTGATAGACCCGAAACAATGCGCGGTGTCTCTCTGAAATACCTTGTCATGGACGAATACGCCGACATGAAGCCCGATGTCTGGGAGCAGATCCTCAGACCTGCCTTGACCGACCAAAAGGGTGAGGCGTTGTTTATCGGAACCCCGATGGGCCGTAATCATTTCTACGAATTGTACAAGTATGCCGAGCTAGGTGATGACGAAACCTACAAGTCGTGGCACTTTACGAGTTACGATAATTCTGTTCTGGATTCTGGCGAAATTGACATTGCCAAGAAATCCATGTCTAGTTACGCCTTCAGACAAGAGTTTATGGCTTCATTTGAGGCTAGAGGCTCTGAAATGTTCAAAGAAGATTGGGTTAGGTTTGGCGAAAGCCCAGAAGAAGGTGATTACTATATCGCTGTTGACCTAGCCGGCTTTGAGGATGTAAACAAGAAACGAACCAAGAATACAAAACTGGACGATACTGCGATTGCAGTTGCAAAGGTAAATGAGAATGGCTGGTTTGTGGAAAACATTATCTACGGTCGCTGGGGCCTTGATGAGACGGCTACGAAGATTTTTCAAGCCGTCCGTGACTATCGACCCGTCAGTGTCGGAATCGAAAAAGGAATCGCCAAACAAGCAGTAATGTCGCCGCTTTCTGACTTGATGAAGAGGTATGGCACGTTTTTTAGAGTTGAGGAATTAACGCACGGAAACAAGAAAAAGACTGACCGGGTGATGTGGGCCTTACAAGGAAGGTTTGAAAACGGCTATATCACCCTAAATCAAGGCGAATGGAATGTTAAGTTTCTTGACCAGTTGTTTCAGTTTCCAGACGTATTGACGCATGATGACCTGATTGATGCGCTGGCGTACATAGATCAGTTGGCTGAAGTAGCCTATGACTATGAATATGAAATCGAAGACCACGAAATTTTGGATGTGGTAGCGGGATACTAGAATGGCAGATGACTACAGCCCAGACCCCCTCATGGCAGAGCAGTCCATCGAATCGTGGGTTATTAACAAATGTGATGATTGGCGCGATTACTACGAGTCCAATTATGAAGACCGCTTTGATGAGTACTACAGACTCTGGCGCGGTCAATGGACTCCAGAGGATTCCCAGAGGGCTTCAGAACGCTCAAGGATTATTTCTCCAGCTTTGCAGCAAGCCGTAGAGTCCAATGTTGCAGAACTGGAAGAAGCTACATTTGGTCGTGGCAAGTTCTTTGATATTGCTGATGATGTAGTTGATGCACAAAAGCAAGATGCTTTGTTTTTACGAAACAAGCTGTCTGAAGACTTTGAAACTTGCAAGGTTCGTAAAGTTGTAGCGGAATGTCTGATTAACTCAGCCGTATTTGGTACAGGTGTAGGTGAGATAGTTCTAGAAGAAGTAAAGGAAATGGCTCCCGCCACTGAACCTATTATGGGTGGCGATCTCCAGGCGGTAGGTGTCAACATTACCGACCGTGTAGTCGTAAAGCTCAAGCCGGTATTACCTCAAAACTTCCTAATAGACCCTGTAGCGACCTCAGTTGAGGATGCCTACGGTGTTGCGGTCGATGAGTTTGTCAGCCGCCATAGCGTTGAGATACTTCAGGAACAGGGTGTATATCGCGAGGCAATGATCGAATCTGCCTCACCGGATACCGATCTGGAACCCGATCAAGACCTGACTATCTATAATGATGACAAGGTTCGTTTAACTAAATACTACGGCCTTGTACCCAAAGAGCTTCTGGAAAAGGAAGATGTCGAGATAGAAGAAGACTCGATGTATGTCGAGGCAATTGTTGTAATTGCTAACGGTGGCGTATTGCTCAAGGCTGAAGTTAACCCCTACATGATGAACGACCGCCCTGTTGTGGCGTTTCCTTGGGATGTAGTGCCTGGACGATTCTGGGGTCGTGGTGTTTGTGAGAAAGGCTATAACAGCCAGAAGGCGTTGGATACAGAGCTTAGAGCAAGAATAGATGCGCTTAGTCTTACTATTCACCCAATGCTGGCCGTTGATGCTACAAGACTTCCGAGAGGGGCCAAACCCGAAGTCCGTCCTGGCAAGATGATCTTAACCAACGGAGATCCGCGTGAAGTACTACAGCCGTTCAACTTTGGGCAGGTCAACCAGATTACGTTTGGTCAAGCCGCTGCGCTACAGCAAATGGTACAACAGGCTACAGGGGCGGTTGATTCTGCTGGAATCGCAGGCCAGGTTAATGGTGAAGCAACGGCCGCTGGCATCAGTATGTCTCTCGGCGCTATTATCAAGCGTCATAAGCGTACTCTTATTAACTTCCAACAGTCCTTCCTCTTGCCCTTTGTAACCAAAGCGGCACACCGTTATATGCAGTTTGACCCCGAAAACTACCCTGTAGCGGACTATAAGTTTGTTGCTACGAGTACCTTGGGGATTATTGCTAGAGAATATGAGGTTTCGCAGCTAGTGCAGTTGCTTCAGACCATGAAACAGGACAGCCCTGCTTACTCAATACTGATGCAAAGCATTATTGAAAATATGAACCTCAATAACCGCGAGCAGTTGATTGCGGCTATGCAACAGGCGGCACAGCCTAATCCTCAAGCCCAGCAGATGGCGATGATGGCGCAACAGGCGCAGGTAGCCTTGCAACAAAGTCAAGCAGCGGCACTAAGCGGTCAGGCCGCAGAATCTCAGGCTCGCGCGCAAAAGTTGGCAGTCGAGGCCCAACTGGCCCCACAAGAGCTTCAGATAGATGTTGTTAATGCTGTAACCAGAAACATGAAAGAAGGTAACGAAGATGACAAAGAGTTTGAAAGAAGACTCAAGGTTGCAGATAGACTTCTCAAAGAAAGCGAGCTAAAGGGTAAACAGCAAAATGCTAATGACGCAAACGGAAATCAACAACCTATTCGGTCAGGTCAACGAAGCCTTCAAGAAGCAGACGGAGCAGTTGAAAGACTTGAGGCGGCAATTAGACCAGCTTGAGGAAAGGCTTGATGGCTACGAAAAAAGATCCAAAGTTGGTACGCGCGGGCGTAAGCGGGTACAACAAGCCGAAACGAACCCCGAACCATCCGACCAAGAAGTTCGTAGTAGTGGCGAAGCAGGGGGACAAGACCAAGACCATTAGGTTTGGCGATGCCAAAATGACGATCAAGAAGAGTCAGCCTGCTCGAAAGAAATCTTTTCGTGCCAGACACAAGTGTGATACAAAACCACCTAGTAAACTGACAGCAAGATACTGGTCTTGTAGGAATTGGTGATATGGCCGCAGGAATGAAGCATTACAAACGTGATGGAACCCTTCATACAGGGGGAACTCACAAAATGCCAGATGGTACGCTGCATTCTGGTAAATCTCATGGTAAGACCTCTGTGAAGTTATTTCATTACAAAGACTTGTCTAAAAAAGCTAAGGAGAAAGCTGATGCCCAGCGGAAAAGGAACGTACGGAAAAAAAGTAGGTAGACCCCCAGCTAAAAAGAAAAAGAAGAAAGCCAAAAAGAAAATAATGGTCAAGGGTTACTAATGCCTAAATCCAAGTATTCAGCCAAGCAAAAGAAGCTGGCTAGGGTTGCCCCTCCCAGGGACAAGATTACTGGCGCTGATTTAAAGAGGCTTAGAAAACGTGGCAAGAAAAAAAGCTAAATCCAAGGCCAAAAAGAAAGGCTCGATACCCGATAACGTAAAGAATAAGGCTCTTTACTCTAGGGTTAAGGCTGCGGCCAAACGTAAGTTTGACGTATACCCCAGTGCGTACGCCAATGCGTGGTTAGTGCGGGAATACAAGAAGCGCGGCGGGACTTATGGCTAAACCAAAGGGCGGTCTAACTAAATGGTTTAAAGAAGATTGGGTAGATATTAAGACCGGCAAGAAGTGTGGCCGTAAGAAAGCCAAAGGATCTAAGCGTCCTTACCCGGCCTGTAGACCCAAGGTTGTGGCCGCTAAAATGACCAAGGCAGAAAAAGAAGCTGCAAAGCGCAAGAAGAAAGGGCCAAAAGCCATTAAGTATGCGGTTACTGCATCTGGCAGAAGAAGGAAAAAGAAAGCCTGATGAATCGTGAAGATGAAAAGTATTACAACAATTACTTTGATTTATTTAGAAGCGATGGTTGGAAGCAGCTAACCGAAGAGTTGACATCGAACGCGGCGACTATTAATAATGTCGCAATGGTAAAAGACGCTGAAGACCTGTTTTTTAGGCAGGGTCAGTTAGAAGTATTGGTATATCTGTTGCAGTTTGAAGATTCAATAAACAACAGTTATGACGATTTGGTAGGAACAGATGATTAGGGTTTTTGAGTTTAGGTGCAAAAACGGTCATTTGTTTGAAGAATTTGTAGACAGCACAACTACAACCCATAGGTGCGGTTGTGGCGCTGTAGCTACGAAGGTCGTTTCGGCGACTCCGTTCGTGCTAGATGGATCTACCGGGGATTTCCCCGGAAGACACATGAAGTGGGTACGCGAACATGAGGAAGCGGGACGAAAAGGAAGGGAAACTCGCCAAAAGGCGGGTGAACTTTAAATATCTCCACAACCTTTGATAAGGCGGGGCTAAGTTAAGTGATGTCAAGAGCGACAATTATTGATGAGCGTCCAGATGAGGAGGACACCACACTACCGGAAGAGCCGACAATCGAAGCTGTTGAGGCCCCTTTAGAGGAACAACCTCAAGAGCCTGAAGTACCAGAAAAGTATCAAGGTAAGTCTGTAGACCAATTAATACAGATGCACCAAGAACTTGAAAAGTTTTCAGGCAAACAGCGGAACGAAGTTGGCGAACTGCGGCAAGTGGTTGACAACTACATCCAGACAGAACTCTCGGCTAAAGAAGCACCTGAGCAACAGCAAGTAGACGATAGCGAAGATGTTGATTTCTTTGTTGATCCTCAAAAAGCTGTGGATAGCCGTATTGCTAACCACCCTAAGATCAAAGAAGCGGAGGCTTACACTCAACAGGCAAAACAACAGGCCACTCTTGCACAGTTGAAGTCCAGACACCCAGAGATGGAAACGATACTGCAAGACCCTAAGTTTGCCGAGTGGATTAAGGGGTCAAAGGTTAGGACAAGGTTATTTGTGGATGCCGACCAACGGTATGATTATGACGCTGCGGATGAACTGTTTACGCTTTATAAAGAACGTAATCAGGTTGTCCAACAGACTGCTAACGCAGAGCTGGCAGCCCGTAAAAATACTGTGAAGTCTGCAACTACTGGTAACGCTCGCGGTTCCGCAGAAGGGTCAAGGAAGAAAGTTTATCGTCGCGCTGACATTATTAAACTGATTAAGACCGACCCAGAGCGTTATCAAAGTCTTTCTGATGAAATTTTGAAAGCATACGCCGAGGGTCGAGTTAAATAGCCTTAAAGGAGATTTATCATGGCTACAGCAACTTATCCCGGCTCGGGCGGTAATACCGCACTCACAGAAGCGGCAACATTTGTACCAGAAATTTGGTCAGATGAGATTATTGCTTCTTATCAAAAGAACTTGAAGATGGCTCCCCTTGTCAAGCGTATTGCTATGAATGGCAAGAAGGGTGACGTTATTCATATTCCCAAGCCCACTCGTGGTGATGCCAACGCTAAGGCGGCAGATACTGCGGTAACAATCATTGCTAACACAGAGTCAGAGCTGCAGGTTGCTATTAACCGGCACTTTGAATACTCGCGTCTGATCGAGGACATCGTAGAGGTACAAGCACTGTCATCTCTGCGTCAGTTCTACACTGAAGACGCTGGTTATTCATTGGCTGTACAGGTTGATAACGACCTTCACGCGGCTGGTACTGGTTTTGGTGATGGTGGCGCTGTTGTATTCAGCCCCGCTGCTACTGACTATCAGCACACTGGTTGTTTCTTCAACGATAACGGCACTACCACTCAGTACACTGATGACACCTTGGTAGCTGGTGATGAGTTCACGGATGCTTTCTTCCGCGACATGATCCAGAAGATGGATGACAACAATGTACCGATGGAAGGTCGTAACCTGATCATTCCGCCCGCAACGCGCAATGCGATTATGGGTATTGATCGGTATGTGTCTTCAGACTTTGTTTCTGGCGGTACAGTGAACAACGGCCTGATCGGCAATCTGTATGGTGTAGACGTTTACGTTTCTGCCAACTGCCGAACCATTGAGGCTGCTGGTGATAACACTGCGTCTAGCGTTGACACTCGCGCGGCATTGTTGTTCCACACTGAAGCAGTCGTTATGGCAGAGCAACTTGCCGTTCGTTCGCAGACTCAGTACAAGCAAGAGTACCTGTCTACTCTGTACACCGCAGACACCCTTTACGGTGTTCAGGTGTATCGTCCTGAAGCTGGATTTGTCTTGGCAGTTCCATCTGCCTAATCCAAACGGGGGCTACGGCCCCCTTTCTTCTTTTCGGGCTGGGAACTACCAATGGCTAACTACACTAAGACTACTGACTTTGCAGCTAAAGACACGCTTCCTGGTGGTGATACCAACAAGGTTGTTCGCGGCTCAGAGTTTGAAACAGAATTTGATGCTATATCGACTGCGATTGCTACTAAGTCTGATACGGCAGGCCCTACGTTTACTGGCACAGTTACCATTCCCACTGTTGATATAAATGCAGGAGCTATTGATGGAACTGTAATAGGCGCTTCTTCAGCGGCCGCCGCTACTTTTACAAATCTTACTGCGACAACAGCAGACATTAACGCAGGCACTATTGATAATGCTGTGATTGGTGGCTCTACAGCAGCCGCTGGTACTTTTACTGATCTTGTTGCTACATCTGCCGATATTAACGGCGGAACGTTAGACGGCGCTACAATTGGCGGTTCGTCTGCTGGTGCAGGTACATTTACCAATCTTACCGCTAGTGGCACTGTTAACTTTAATGGCGCTACTGTTAGCAACCTTGGAACAATTACTACTGCTAATCTTGATGGTGGCACAGCAGATAACATTGTTATTGGCGGGTCAACACCAGCCGCAGGTACGTTTACTAGTGTTGTAGCGACTACTGCTGACATTAATGGCGGCACTGCTGACAACGTAGTTATTGGTGGATCTACTGCTGCGGCAGGTACATTTACTACGCTTGCAGCTACTTCAGCCACGGTTGGTGGTGCTAATGTATTAACCAGCGTAGCATTTTCCAATCTTGACGCTGGTGCAGTAACTACGTCTGGCGAAACCTTTGCAGATAGTGACACCCAGATACCAACAAATGCAGCTGTAAAAGACCACGTTGAAGCTGTTATTCCAACTCTTACTGTCACTGAAGCGTCTGTAACACAACACCAAGCGGCCCTTGCGCTATCTACTTCACAAATAACCAGCGGAACATTTGCAGATGCGCGAGTAGCACAATCAAATGTTACACAGCACCAAGCTGCTTTAGCTATTACGCAATCTCAAATAACTGGTGGGGTTTCGCCTACATTTACGGCTACGGCATCTGGGACGTTAGCCAATGGTGATACTGTTATTGTTAATAGCAACGGAACAGTAAGCAAGGTTGCGGAGTCAGTAAGTTCAACTCCAGTTGCTCAATCAGCAGTAACATTTGAAAGTGCAAGCGTTGTATATGTGGCCGCAACATTTGATTCTAACAGCAACAAAGTAGTTATTTGTTACTCCGACATAGGAAACTCAAGTTTTTTAACGGCTGTTGTAGGCACGATTTCGGGGACTACAGTTTCTTTTGGAACTCCAGTAGTTATTGAAAGCGGCGAGATGACACATGTTGCTGTTGCTTTTGATTCTACGAACAACAAGGTCGTAGTGGCTTACACCGACTTTCCTGGAAATAATCGTGGCAGAGCTAGAGTTTTAACTGTATCTGATACGACTATTTCCGCTGGCTCCGAGGCTACGTTTAATGGGTCTAGTGACACCTTTGAAACGTCAATGGCATTTGATTCTAATGCTGGCAAAGTGGTCATTGCCTATAAGGGAGCATCCGATCAAGGAAAGGCAATTGTTGGCACGGTTTCGGGGACCTCTATAACTTTTGGCTCGGAAGCAACATTCAACGCCGCGACAACAAATGACACCTCAATATGTTTTGATCCTGACAACAATAAAGTTGTAATTGCCTATCAGGACGCTGGAAACTCTAGCCACGGCACGGCCATTGTTGGCACAATTTCGGGGACAAGTATTAGCTTTGGCAGTGAGGTTGTATTTGAAGCGGCTGACACTCGCGTCCCTTCAATAGTGTATGACACAAGTAACGACAAAGTAGTTATTTCATATATAGACGCTGGCAACTCTAACCAAGGCACTTCAATTGTCGGAACCGTGTCGGGGACTAGTGTGTCTTTTGGTACTGCGGTTGTTTTTGATGCGTCCGCACTTAACAACGAAACACTTTCGTCAACATTTGACTCATCTGCTAACAAGGTAATTATTGCATTTGAGGATGAAGATAATTCAAATTACGGCACTGCAACGGTCGGTACGGTGTCTGGAACTAGCATTAGTTTTACTACACCAATTGTTTATTTAACAGAAAATGTGTCTTTTACGAGAGCAGTATTTGATTCAAACGCTAATCAATCGTTGCTAAGTAACGGGGTTTCCGGTGCTGGCAAAGCGGTTGTGCTTTCTTCAACAAGCACAACAACAAATCTTACGACAGAAAACTATATAGGTATTTCAAACGCCGCTTATTCTGATGGTGCAACTGCGACTATTCAGGTTGTTGGTGCGGTAGATGATGCTCAATCCAGCTTGACGCCAGGGCAATCATATTTTGTTCAAAACAATGGCAGTCTTGGTCTTACTGCGGGCGATCCATCTGTTTTTGCAGGAACAGCAGTTGCTGCTACAAAGTTAATTGTTAAAGGGTAAAACATGAAAACAATTACTGAAAATTCAACCAAACTGTCCAAGTACCTGCTTGAAGATGGCAAGGCTGTAAATATGGGTTCGGATAAGATTACTGTTGGTGAATCCTCATCTCCTGACTTTTATATTGATGATTTAAATTCAGGTAACGCTACGCTAACAGAGAATGTCACAGATTCTCCTAGTGATTGGAAGGGCAATAAATATACTTATGATTCTAGTGCTGATCCTAAATGGGTAGCCAATTCAGATTGGCGAGACTCTAGCGAATGATATGTGAAAACAATTGTGCTGTATCTGGTGTTGAATACCTACACCTACACATGGGCTATTGGCAGTAGGACAAGGCTAGAGCATTACCGGATATGCAAATACAAGGAGGTAGGTAGCGAGTCAGATCAAACGTACACCTGGTATTTACCTTGGCCTAATTCATATTGTGATCCTTATGTGATTTACGAGGTTCCTGATGATTGACCCAATTACAGCTGCGGCGGCAGCTACGAAAGCATATGCAACCGTCAGGGCGTGTATTGAAATGGGCAAGGGCATCGAGGATACGTTTCAAGTAGTAGCCAGATGGCAGGGCCATGCATCAGATGTTTTGTATGCAAACAAGAGGCAGCAGAAAAGAACCAATCCACTTAAACAGGTGGTGTTTGCAAGCTCAGTAGAGGCAGAAGCGGCACAAATGTTTGCCGCGAAGAAAAGGATAGAAACTCAAAAGAAAGAGTTAATAACATTATTAAAGTACGCATACGGTAATGAAGGTGTAGCAGAGTACCGTAACTGCATGAAAGAAGTTCAAGAACAAAGGCAGAAAGAAGTTTATGCCCAACAAGAAGCAAAAGACGTATTAATTAAATCATTTTGGATTGCAGTTCTTGTGGGTATAGCTGGGTTGTTAATTACATTTATTATTACGTCAGTATCGGGAAACTAAAGATGGAAGAGTCAACAAAACAAGTAATAGATGTAATTAGCTTTGGCACTGTTTTGGGTACTATTTCTGCGATTCTTCCGCCACTTTCTGCCTTGTTTACGATTATTTGGGTAGGCATTCGTATTTGGGAGACCGATACAGTC